ACCAAAAATGGAGGACGAAAAGTGGTAAAAAATCTTCTGAAACAGGTGAAAGATACCTTCCAAGCGCTGCGATTAAAAGTCTCAGCCCTGCTGAGTACGCTGCGACGACCAAAGCCAAGCGGGCAGGAAAAGCCGCCGGAAAACAGTTTGTAGCCCAACCTAAAACGATTGCAAAGAAAACGGCAGGATTTAGATGACCACTTCAGGAACCGCAGCGTTTAATCTTGACCTTACTGAGTTGGTTGAGGAAGCGTTTGAACGCGCCGGTTCGGAGTTGCGCACGGGCTACGATTTGCGCACGGCTCGCCGGTCGCTTAATTTGCTTTTTGCAGATTGGGCAAACCGTGGTGTCAACATGTGGACGTTTGAGCAGGGGACAATTAACCTGACTCCGGGGCTAAACACCTATGCACTGCCCGTAGACACAGTAGATTTACTTGAGCATGTGATTCGCACGGGCGCGGGTAGCGCGTCCACACAAGCGGACTTGACCATCACGCGTATCAGTGTTTCTACGTACGCTACGATCCCCAACAAGCTGCAACAAGCCCGACCGATTCAGGTTTGGTACCAGCGTTTGGACGGCCAGACTTCTTCCATTGGCACCACGCTCAATGGTGGGATCACGGCTACAGACACAACGATCACGCTGACTTCCGTTGCGGGGCTTCCAGCCACAGGGTTTTTGTTGATCGAAAATGAAACAGTGCAGTACGGCTACATCTCTGGCAACGTGCTCAACAACTGCTTCCGTGGACAGAACGGCACAACCGCCGCAGCACACTCAACGGGCGTGGCTGTGTACACGCAGAATCTGCCCTCTGTGACCCTCTGGCCAACCCCAGACAACAGTGCAACGTATCAGTTCGTTTACTGGCGTATGCGCCGTATTGATGACGCTGGCGGGGGTGTACGCACGATGGACGTGCCTTTCCGCTTCCTGCCCTGCATGGTGGCAGGTTTGGCCTATTATTTGGCGCTCAAGATTGAAGGCGGCGCAGAGCGCCTGCCTGTGCTGAAGCAGCAGTACGACGAAGCGTGGCAACTGGCCGCTGATGAAGATCGTGAAAAGGCGTCGGTGCGATTTGTCCCTCGGCAGCAGTTTATTGGCAGTGGTACGTAAATGGGCAACAGGTTTGCTTCCGGTAAGAACAGTATCGCCATGTGCGATAGGTGTGGTCAACAGTTCAAATTAACGGCGTTGAAACAGGAAGTCATCAAGACAAAGCTCTACAATTTGATGGTGTGCAGTACGTGTTGGGACCCGGATCAGCCGCAGTTGCAGTTGGGCATGTACCCGGTGGATGATCCACAGGCCGTGCGTAACCCCCGTAGAGACACGACCTACGTTACGGCAGGCGTAAACGCTGTTGGCAGTTTGACTGGCGGTTCGCGGGATGTTCAGTGGGGATGGGCACCAGTAGGGGGTGCCAGTAGTTTTGATGTTGCCTTGACACCGAATTATTTGGTGGCAACGACGTTTGTTGGTACAGTTACAGTAACCGTTACATAGGAGTCTGATATGGACAAGAAAGATTTAGCCCAAGACAAGAAGATGATTAAGTCTGCTGTCGGCAAGCACGAGAAAAACATGCACCCCGGCAAGACGCCTACAAAGCTTGCCAAGGGCGGTAAGACCGATGCCATGATGCTCAAGTATGGTCGCGGCATGGCTAAAGTCATGAACCAGCGTGGAGGCTAATCATGGCCAAGATCAACAATCTACCCGCGTCTGCGTACGCTAAGCCACACACAATGGACGGCAAGCCTGTAGGCATTTCTACAAACCCCGGCGTCCCTCCAAACCGCAGTAAAGCCGACACCGTCAACATAAGCGTTGGCAACATCAGCAAAGCGGCTGGTAACGAAACCACCAAGACGTCCGGTCTCGTCACTCGTGGCAATGGATGCGCGACCAAGGGCGTTACAGCCAGAGGCCCGATGGCATGAATTACGCTGCACTCAGCGCTGCTATTCAGGCGTACACGGAGAACACGGAAGCAGATTTCGTGGCTAATATCCCCGTGTTCGTTACGCAGGCTGAGCAGCGTATATACAACAACGTCCAGTTCCCATCTATCCGTAAGAACGTGACAGGTGTGACAACGGTGAACAACAAGTACTTGCAGTGCCCGTTGGATTTTTTAGCGGTATATTCTTTGGCGATCATTAACGCCAGCGGTGAGTACGAGTACTTGTTGAACAAAGACGTTAACTTTATCCGGCAAGCGTACCCGCAGCCTACAGACACGGGGCTCCCGAAGTACTACGCTCTGTTTGGCCCCGCTGTATCTGGTTCCACTATTTCAGACGAGTTGTCTTTTATTCTTGGCCCTACGCCAGATTCATCGTACAGCGCGGAACTTCATTATTACTACTACCCCGAGTCCATCACAGTTGCGGCGGACGGCCAGACATGGCTTGGTGATAACTTTGACTCTGTGCTGCTGTACGGTTCTTTGGTCGAGGCGTACACCTACATGAAGGGTGAGGCGGACATGATGGCGCTCTACAACGGCAAGTACCAAGAAGCACTTGCGCTGGCTAAACGTCTGGGCGATGGCATGGAACGTCAAGACGCGTATCGTTCTGGGCAGTTCCGTCAGAGAGTGACTTGATATGTCAATTCTCCAGACCCAGACCACCAGCTTTAAGGCGCAGTTGTATCAAGGCATACATGACCTGACCACGGATGTCATCAAGATTGCCCTGTACACAGCTAGTGCGGATTTAAACGAAGACACAACGGTGTACTCTGCTACAAACGAAGTAGCAGCTACGGGCACGTACGCGGCTGGTGGGGCACAGTTAACACCGATTACGGTATCGTCTTCTGGATACACAGCCTACGTGGGTTTTCCAAACATCTCGTGGACAGGCGCAATCACAGCACGGTGCGCTTTGATTTACAACGCCACCCAAGGTAACAAGTCCATTGCGGTATTGGACTTCGGGTCTGACAAGACGTCTACCACGACATTTACCATTACCATGCCAGCAAACACCGCTACGGCGGCTCTTATTCGTAGTTCTAATTAGGGAGTCATCATGAACATTGACAAAATTTCAGCCGCAGATAAATGCGAAGCAGCTTGCAGCTACAACACAGCCCCCTCTGACACAGCGACAATTGAAGGTCGTTACCATGCTGTCTGCTACGACAAAGACGGTAATGTGAAGTGGGAAGACACTATTGAGAACCTTGTGACCACAGTGGGTAAAAACCTAACCTTGGACACCATTCTTGGCAACTCAGCCGCTGGTGCAGTGGTTATGGGGCTTAAAGGCACGGGTACAGCCGTGGTTGCTGATACACAAGCATCGCACGCATCGTGGTTGGAAGTTGGTTTGGCCAATGCTCCTACATACACTGGCAACCGCAAAACCCCGACATTTAGCGCTGCGGCTTTTGTAAGCGGGACAACTTGCACAAAATCTACTTCTTCAGCTTCGTCTTATGCCATTACTTCAACAGGCACAGTGGCAGGCTGCTTTATCAATATTGGTGGTTCTGCAACGATTGACAACACCACGGGGACACTGTTCTCTGCCGGTGACTTTAGTAGCTCTAAAGCGGTTGTTTCAGGCGACACTATTGCGGTTTCATACTCTTGCTCACTGACCTAAAATGGCTAACGCATGGGGCGACGGCGCTTGGGCGGCTGGTGGCTGGGGTGGCATAACTGCCTTTGCCGATAGCGTCTCCGAGTCCGTTGCCACAGCTACTTCTGAAGTACCCAATGCCATATTTCCTGTTAGTGTCGCGGAGTCAATTACTAGCGCTACCGCTTGGGGCGGAGGGGCTTGGGGGGATGTAAGTTGGGGCGGTATTGGTTCAATATCTGACTCCCAGACAGTCCAAGCTACTTTTGCATTTGCGGTTGCTGACAGTGCGGCTATTAGCGAGACAAATGATGCGGTTACAGGATATACAGCCAATGTAAGTGAGACGTCAGCTACAACTACAGCAGAAACCGTAGCAGCGACTTTTGCAAGGTTGGTTAGCGAGTCAGCGATCACGGCGACAGAGGAATCGGTAGCGGCCATTTTTGCAAGGGCTGTAGATGAGACGGTAAGCACTTCGACAGAGCAGTTTGTTGGGACGTATTTCAACGCGGACGTCGATGAAACCACGGCGAGTTCTACATCCGAGACAGCCGCAACGGATTATTTTGGTCTTTTAGTAAGTGAGACGGCGGCAACATCTACGGCTGAGACCGGCGCGGCGACATTTGCTAAGTTTTTGGATGAACTAATTGGGGCGGCTACCACTGCGGAGACAGCGGCTACGACTTATGCGTCGACTGTGACGGACTCAACGGCCATTACTTCTAGCGAATCGGTACGGAAAACGTGGGAATTAATTGATGACACACAGGTCGCAAACTGGCAAAATATCACTAACACGCAAACGGCGACTTGGACTGCTGTTGCAACGAACTAGGAGCACTTAAATGGCGGCTACAACAGGACAACTAGGCTTAGTAACCCCAACGCAGGGCACGCTCTCTGGTACGTGGGGCGACACCGTTAACAACGGTATCACTGAGTACACCAACCTTGCTATTGCGGCTACGTTGACGCTGACAGGTGATGGCGCGGTGACTCTTGCAAACACCACGGGTGATGCGGCGGCTACCAACATTACGTCTACGTTGTCAGGTGCAGGTACGGTAACGGCTCAGCACGCAGTTATTCGTGTGTCAGGCACGCTGACTACAACCAAGATCATCACAGCCCCCTCCTACAGCAAAACGTACGTGGTGATTAACGACGCTACAGGCGGCTCGGTCACAATCAAAGCCAGCGGTCAGACAGGTATCACAATTGCTGTAGCCGACAAAGCTCTGGTGGCGTTCAACGGTACAGACTACGTGCGCGTAGGCGCATCGGCTGGCGGCTCAGACACACAGATTCAGTACAACAATTCAGGTAATTTGGCGGGTTCTGCCAACTTGACGTTTGACGGCACCAATGTACAGATTGGCTCTCAAGGTGATTTACGCTTAGCCGACTCAGACTCTTCTAATTACGTGGCGTTGCAAGCACCGGCTACAGTGGCAACTAACGTAACATTTACGCTACCCAGTGCAGACGGTACAAACGGCCAAGCCCTCGTGACAAACGGCTCAGGCGGTCTTTCTTTTAGTAATGCTGGCGTATCTCAAGCCAAAGTTACTGCAATCGCAATGGTCTTTGGTTTTTAAGGAGTTATCATGGCAAACCCAAATCTTTTCGCCGCGACCACAGCGTCAGGCACAACTACATACCTCACACCCAGCGGTACAACTGCTGTTGTCCTAATTCCCAACGCCGCCTCAAGCGGTCAGGTGTTTAAGATCAACCAGATTGTTGCAGCCAACGTAAACGGTTCTGCGGCAGTGGACACTACAGTGTCTATCTATAGCAACGGCGCTGTGGCTCAAGGCTCTGCCCCTTCTGGTGGTACGGCTTACCCCATCGTGTCCACAGTGTCTGTCCCTGCTGATGCCTCGTTGATCGTGACTGATAAAACCACGGCCATATATCTGATGGAAGGCACATCAATTGTCGTTACATCCGGTACAGCCAGTGGCATTACATATAGCATCAGCTACGAAGTGATTTCGTAATTTAGGGGTTACAGATGTCCAATCGCTACAAAGGCGCGGTCATTTCCGCAACGCCGCCTACATTGGTGGCTGGAGCAGGTGCGTCCGGGGTGTGGACATTAGAACAACAGATGCAAGCTAATGCGGCGGGGCTATGGCCCGTCAATGGCCCTTTTTACGTTGAGGATGTGTTCTCGACTTATCTGTACACAGGTAACAGCCTTACACAGACCGTTACTAATAATATTAACTTGTCCGGTAATGGTGGAATAGTTTGGATTAAAGCCAGAAATCCATCGTTTAATTTTAACCCTATTTTATTTGATTCAACAAAATCACCTTCGCAGTATCTTTTTACGAATACAACGGACGCAAATCAAACAAATATTTATCAACTAACTTCGTTTAATGCAAACGGATTTTCGTTGGGCGATGGGAATTTTACCAACAACTCCGCATATAACTATGTCTCATGGACATTCCGCAAGCAGCCTAAGTTTTTTGATATTGTGACTTGGACAGGAGATGGTACAAATCGAGCTATCCCACACAACCTTGGTTCTGTGCCGGGGTGCATGATTGTTAAGTGTACAAATGCCGCTTATGGGTGGATGGTTTATCACCGATCAACAGGGGCAACTAAGTTTTTATATTTGAACACAACTGAAGCGGCAATTACTAATTCAACAGCTTGGAATGATACAGAGCCAACAAGCACCGTATTTACGGTTGGCAATGCTCCTCTTGGTAACGAAAGCGGAAAAACCTATGTAGCCTACCTGTTCGCCCACAACGCGGGGGGCTTTGGCCTTACTGAAACAGAGAATGTTATTTCGTGCGGGACGTTTACGACTGACGGCACTGGTGCGGCAACAGTTAATCTTGGGTATGAACCACAGTGGGTTATGTTTAAAGATACAGTAAATGCCGATGGTTGGTATATGTTTGACAATATGCGTGGCATGAGCATGACTAGTTCTGCCCGTACAACCGCCAATGGCACATACGGGGATTCTAGTGATAGCCCTACCTTATTCTTTCCATCTGCTACGGGTTTTACACTTAACGCAGGTCTTACGGCTGGTAGTGCTGCAAATATCTACATAGCCATCCGCCGTGGCCCGATGAAAGTGCCTACGAGTGGGACGAGTGTTTATAACGCTGTTGCTAGAACGGGTACGGGTTCGGCTACGACTATTACAGGGGTTGGTTTTCCACCTGATTTGGCAATTCCTCCAGCAAGAAGTGGGGGGTCTAAACGCTTTTATGATAGGTTGCGCGGGGCATTAAGACCAGTTTATTCTGATACTACTGATTCAGAAGCAACAGAAACAAATTCACTGACTGGATTTGATGCAATGGATGGCGTTAAATTTGGAAGCGGGACAGGAAATGTTTCTTCAACAACCTATATAAATTGGTATTTTAGACGCGCCCCATCGTTTTTTGACGAGGTTTGCTGGACAACAACTCAAACAGGTTTTGGAATAACGGCAATTACTCATAATCTTGGTGTTGTACCTGAACTAATAATAACCAAAGCACGAAATACATCTGGTAACTGGATGGTCAGAGTAGAAGGCGTTACGGGCAATACTAGTTATTTACGACTTAATTCCACCGATGCCTTAACAACATTTACTCTTTGGGGAACACCTACAACTACCACATTTTCTGAAGATGAGTTTGGCGCTTTGGGCAGTGCTGGAACTACTGCTGTCGCCTACCTGTTTGCAACCTGCGCTGGTGTTTCTAAAGTAGGCAGCTACACAGGAAACGGAACAACCCAAACTATTAACTGCGGGTTCACAGGCGGGGCTAGGTTTGTTCTAATCAAGAGAACTGATGCAGTAGGTGGCTGGTACGTCTACGACACAACACGAGGCATGACAGTGCTGACAGACCCGTACTTGTTTTTAAACAGTACAGCGGCGGAAGTCGCTACGCTTGGCTCCGTCACCACAGTCTCAACCGGCTTTGCACTAGACTCGGCAATCTTGGCAGCAATCAATGCAAACGGTGGAACCTACATCTTCTTGGCAATCGCTTAAGGACAGAACATGAGTCAAAAGTACAGCGGCGGTTTTATCACGAAGTCTCCAGTAGCGCCAACAACCACGGCAGCTTCGGGTATCTGGACGCTCGAC